GTGTTATGAACCCTGGCATATTCGCGTTCATACCGCTCCACATCTTTTTTGAGTGCTTGCTGAAACTGTCGGTCATCACTGATGTTTCTGCCGCTTGACCGACCAATGTTGTAGTCAATAAAATGACCATGCTCGTGCAGCCAGGTTGTACCGATGCCGCGTGGATTCCGCGCATCTGCCGAGAAGGACATCCAGACCATGTTCTGCCAAGGGGAGTAATGCGCGTTGGGCGACCGTGAGTCTTGAACGGCACCACCTGCAGGAATGTAGTGGTCGTAGATATCTCTGCCCAGTTCAGTACCAGTCTGAAAGCGATCCTCCAAAGCCCGGCGCAGTCCGGGCGGCAAGGATTCACCGGACCGGTTGAAGCGATCCGCATCAGCAATACCGCCACCGCCGCGCCCACGCACTCCGCTTCTTCCGCCACGTCCGCCCATCAGATCACCTCCGGCTTGATACCACGGAGACGCTTCTGGTACGGAGGTATGTGGATGATGCTCCCGCGACATCCGTCAGGAACATCGCCATGAAAGAGAATGTGCTCAGGCTGGAGCCGCTGGAGCATTTCATTGTAGCCTCGGTAGAACAGTTCACGGCTGCGGGCATTCATCTGTGTCCCCACGGAGGATACCGCCACAACACCACCAATCGGGTCACCATCAAAGCACCAGTCGAAGCTGCGCTCGTCGCTCCAGGACACGGTCGGGATCACTTGCATCCCGAAGCTTTGCCACCAAGCGCCCAGCCAGTGCTTTCGATAATGGTTGTAAAGCTGGACAGCAACCGGAAAGTCTGTGTACAGAGAAAAATCCGGCGTGCACACATAGCGGAATCGGGAGAGCATCTGCTGATAGATCTCAGGTGATGACCATACCCGTGAAAACTGATAGTCGCTGAGAAAGAAGTGAACTCCGGCTGTTTCAGGCTTGGCATACCGACCGGCAAAATTAAAGCCGATCATTTCGATCGGCAGTTTTCCATCAACGAGTTCAATATGAACAGGCTGCATCTGAGGAATCTCAAATGGGCCTGCACCATCAAACACGCCTTTGTCCAGGTTTTCAACGCATCTTCGCCACCAATCCATAGCCTCACCTCACAGTACGATGAAGCCACGGTTGTCATAGACCGAGCCGGTGTTCAAGTTCTTGAGCGCTCTGTCCAGCGCCATAACAAGTGCGACTGCGCCGTCAACCTTTTCAGTGGATCTCTCTTTATCGATCTTGATGTTTCCGGCAGGATCAGTGCGTACATAGACGTTATCGATGTTCCAGCGAAGGACAGGATGTCCGTTGTGCATGAGGCTCTTTTCCAGAACAATGCGCATCAAGTCCTTGGTCGGGTTACTCATGTCTCGGTAGCCCTGGCCAAAGGGAACGAGCGTAAAGCCATCGTCCTGCAAAGCCTGAACCATCATGCTCGCATTCCAGCGGTCGTATGCGATCTCGCAGATATGAAAGTGTTCACCGAGTTCACAGATGAATTTCTCGATGAAACCGTAGTGAACAACGTTTCCTTCGGTGGTATTGATGAACCCTTGCTTTTCCCAGACATCGTACATGACATGGTCACGCCTGCAGCGCAGGGAAAGCGTGTCCTCGGGCAGCCAGAAGAATGGGAGCACGACGTAACGATCGCCTTCCCAAGCGGGAGGAAAAACAAGAACCAGCGCCGTTAAGTCGCTGGTCGAAGAAAGGTCGAGGCCTGCATAGCATTTGCGTCCTTCAAGCTCGGAAGCGGAAAAGCTGGACATACATGCATCCCATTTATCCATCGGCATCCAACGAACTGCGGTATTCGTCCATTGGCAGAGATGGAATTGTCTGAACTGGATTTCTTCAGCGGGGTTTTCCTTGGCGCTTTCGCACCGCTGCTGGTAATACTCAAAATCAACCGTTCGTCCAATGGACGGATTGGCCATTGCCCAAACCTTGGGGTCTGTCCAGTCAGCATCATCCGGTGCGGAATACAATACAGGATAAAAGGTTGAGTCATGCTTGCGGCCCTCCAGAATATCCGCCGCCTTCTGATGCTGCTCATAGCATATGGTTGTTCGGTCACTACCGGCAGTTGTGATGACGAAGTTGAGGGGCTGCTTTCTAGCCGCGCCAGAGCCCTTCGTCATGACATCAAACAGCTTTCGATTAGGCTGACCGAGCAGCTCGTCGAAGATACAGGCATGAACATTGTAACCGTATTTACTGGCTACATCGCTGGACAGCGCCTGATAGATGGAGCGTGTGGGCATGTACACCAAGCGCTTCTGCGATTCAACGATTTTGATGCGCTGCATCAGGAGTTCTGACTGCAGAACCATGTCCTTGGCAACATCGAACACGATACTGGCCTGGGCGCGGTCATTGGCGCAGCCATAGATTTCAGCACCTTCTTCATTGTCAGCGCACAGCATATATAGCGCTACCGCTGCTGCAAGCTCGCTTTTTCCGTTCTTTTTGCCGATCTCAATGTAGGCAGTATTGAATTGCCTGAACCCGTTTTCCTTGATGACTCCGAAGAGATCACGAATGATCTGTTCCTGCCAGGGAAATAGAATAAAAGGCTTGCCTGCCCAGATGCCCTTCGTGTGCTTCAAGGATTGAATAAAGAGCACAGCTCGATCAGCACGCCGCTTGTCATAGTGCGAGGTCGGCAGCATGAAGCGAGTCGGCTTGTATATGAACTTTTCAGCTTTCTTCGCCATCATCAGCGTCCTCCTCATCAGTAGTGATAATGATCTCGTCATCCAGATCGGTGGATACGAGGATTTGCTCCATTGGGTCGAGTGCTTTTTTCTCCTTTGCCACACTGAGGGCATTGGCGATGATTGCCGTCCGGTTGGCAGGCGTCAAACCAAATTCAGCAGCAAGAGACTTGATCTCTCGCAGCTGCTGATTTGCGATTGCTACATATGGATTGGGGCGGATCTTTCCGTCTTCGTCTTTATAGATGGAGCCGTGTCGAGTGATTTCTTCCTCAGCTTCACGCCAGCGGGCAACCGCTGTGCAGTAGGCTGCAAAGGGTACATAGTCCGCAATCGTTAGTACACCCATGCCAATCAGGGCCGGAGCAAGTCTACGCCATTCCTTACGGGCTTCAGGCAGAAGCCAATTGGGACAGCGCAGAACTGTTGTCGGTGGCAGAGGCTCGTACTCGTTGAGCTGCCGTTTGCCCGGATTCCCTTCCAGCTTTTTGATTGCTGTGGGCTTGGGCTTTCTACCACGCTTCGCCAAGGGCTTCACCTCCTATCAGAGGAGGCCGTTCATCCATTACGCTTCCTCGGAATTATTATTGGAATCGTTCATCTCGCGTAGCGCCTCCTCAAGTGTCAATCGTCTGCCGTCGCGTTCCAAGAAGACATCTTGATCTGCACCGGCCTTGTAATCCACATAGCGACGGACAGCCACGTCAACGAATTTCGGTTCCAGCTCAACGCCGTAGCAGATGCGATCAAGCTGTTCACAAGCAATAAGCGTGGAAGCGGAGCCCAGGAAGCCGTCCAGCACGATACCATTGGTCTGCGTGCATTGCTCAATCAGATAAGCGATGAGCGGAACAGGCTTGCTTGAGGGATGACCAAAGCCGTCCTCCTTGGAGTTCTTCACGCGGTCAAACTCAAATACAGTGGTCTGCTTCTGATCACCATACCAGCGGTGACGGCCATCCTTGCGCCAACCCCAGATGAGCGGTTCATGGTTGTACTTCCAATCGGTGCGCGTCAGCACAAGGCGATCCTTTTTCCAAACAAGACCAGCACCCACCTTGAACCCACAGTCTTCAAAGGCATCATGGAAGATTCGGGCCTTCGCGGTAGCATAGAAAACATAGATCGAAGCGTCCTTTGCCATCGCCTCATGAAAGCAGGAAAATGCCTTCATCAGGAAGGACAAAGCATCCGCGTCGTTGAGATCATCATTTGTGATCGTGCCGGAGGTGCTTTTGAGGGCAACCATATACGGCGGATCGGTACAGACAAGGTTGGCTTTCTCTTCACCCAGCAGACGCGTGTAGGTTTCAGGCAAAGTGGAGTCGCCGCAGATGACAGAATGCTTACCCAGATGCCAGATATCACCAGGCCTGGAGAAGCAGGGCTTTTTCAGCTCTTCATCAATATCGAACTCATCTTCCTTGACATCCTTGTTGTGAACGTTTGAAAACAGGTCATCAACCTCGGCGGCATCGAAGCCGGTAGAGTCAAGGTCAAAGCCATGTGCATTCAATTCGCTGAGCAGGTCTGCAAGAGCAACCGGCTCCCATTCGCCAACAGCTTTATTGAGCACAACATTGAGCGCTTTTTCAGCATCCGGGTCTTCGATGTGAACGACTACGCAGGTGATTTCTGTAGCACCCTCAGCCTTGAGCACCTTGTAACGCTGATGGCCGCCGACGATGTTGCCGGTTACTTCATTCCAAATGATCGGATCAACATACCCGAAATCGGTCAGGGAGCGCTTGATCTTTTCATAGGCCTTGTCGCCGGGCTTCAGGTCTTTTCGCGGATTGTACTTCGCGGGCTTGAGCTTCTCAACAGGGATGACCTGAATGTTCATGTCCGTCTGAACACCCTGCCGAGGCTGTGTGTTTTTCTGCATGCTGTTTACCTCCGTCACTTGGGGACTTTTTGCACTTCAAGCGTCAAAACACGCAGTTTCGAGCCGCTTTTTGCGCAGGGTTGAAAAAATAAAACTTCAAATTTAGAAGCCGATTTGCGGGTTGCTTTTCGCGGCCCAAAAATCGGCTTCAATTTTGCGAAAATTCTTACGAGAGGGGGCCGCGGTCCCCCAGGAAACCGCCCAAGGGATCAGAGCCCCCCTTGGGGTACACCCAGCGGGGCGGCGCAGGCGGCGGGCTTGGCCCGGGCCAGGGGCCGTGGCGCGGCGGCTCTGGGCAACCCGGCACACCGGGCGGTGGCAACCTTGCCCCGGGCGGCAGGCGGCGTGGGTGGCGGCACCCCTTGGTGGGGCCGGGCGGGCGGCGCGACGGGCGGCAACCCCCAGCGGCAGGGCCGGGGCGCA